CTGGTGCTACGCCCACATTACGAGAGGTGGTAATGACGTCAGTACGACACGCGGTCTGGCGAGGGGGTGGGGGGGTCACGGGTGGGTGCGCTAACAAACAGAACTCCCCCTCAACCCTACCCAGCATTTTTCCCAGAGGGCTTAATCTCCTCCAAAAGGGTGAGCAATTTTATTATACTGTTGAGCAATTTTATTATACTTTGCCATCCAAAAAAATCACAAAAATTCCAGAGGGGGTCTATAATTCTGCACACAAATAAACCGTGCTTGCAAACACGGCTTATCTGAGACTATAGATTGTGAGAGGAAGACGCTATGGGGATAGCATCGTCTTATTGATATGATTATACTTCTAGGATTGTGAATTGTCAACACCAAACTTTGTGGTTGCATGACCATGTAGAACACACTACTTATAGCAGGAGTGCATGATATGGCTGTTTTGACAGGGTTCTAACGCGGTTGTAGCAACGGTTACAGGGTGTTTTTATAAATTGACATATTTTGGCGAAATGTACCCCCTATTTTACCAAAAAACTTCAGTAGATTTTGGTACATAATTGACAAGTATTTGTTTAAGGTTTATAATGGTGTTACTATAACAGATTTGAGGGGAGATACAGGCGTATGAGCAAGAAAACGATTATCGAGGAATTTGATACTGACGGAAAACTCACAAGAAAAACTACAATTACTGATGAAAAGCCAGAAATTACCCTAGGGGGGTATACTAGGTCGAGTGATACCAACAGTTGGGGGAATCCTGTTGAGTATGGTTCTGAAGCAATCAAGAGAGTTATACACAAAAATGGAGTAGAAAATGCAGGCAAAGAAATCACCGAACAAATAAGAAAGTTTGAGGAGGACAATTGCAAATGAAACTAGGTAAAGGAGAAGTTGATACTGGTCTTACTATAGAAAAGACATTATCTAATGGAGAAGTTATAACGATACAGAAACCTTTTGATGTCGAGAATGGAGACCCTGATGCGATTGCTGCATTCGATAAACAGAGAGTTGGCATTTATAAAGAGATAGTAAGACGGAAAGGAGCGAGCAATGATAACCAAAAAGACAATTCGTAAAACAGCAAATCCTGTTGCTAGGGCGAAGTATCATTGGGCATATGAACAAGGGTTTTCTGAAACCAAGGCGAAGGAACTTATTCTTACATATAAGACTTCTGTTGAAAGAAGGCTTGGAACTATATACGATATGCTCTCAACTGGTTCTCATGTCAATGATGTTTGTAAACAGATAAAAGTTGCAAGACGAGTTTTTGATACGCTTATTGAATGTTGTCCTGAACTCAGTGCTCTTTTTGCAAATGCAATAACAGATAGAGATACAGAAGTTGAGTCTGCTATGTATAAAAGTGCCATTGGTGTTGCAGAAAGCCAGCAAACAGTCGAACAGTATGACAAGGATGGGAACTTGCAATTTAAAACTCACTATATAAATAAACTCGCTCCTAATGTTAAGGCTGCCGAGTTTCTTCTTACTAATACAATGCCAGATAAATACAAGAAAACAGGAAACCAAACGCTTAATATCAATGGTGTTATGACACTTGCAGAGATAGAGAAGAGATTGATGGCTGTCAAGACACAAATCGGTCAGGTGGAATATACAATTGAAGATGTAAAAGAAGAAGAACCTGAAATTTTTGACGGTGAAGGAGACGAAGAGAGCGAGGACTAGGATATGGGGAAAACGATTCGCGTTTCAAAGCGAGTTATTGACACTAGCAGCGGTGAGTTATTAAAATCACAGTCATTTGATGTTGTTCAGTTCGACGACGAGCGTGGATATAGATACCACAAGGGAGAAAAAAACACTCGGCTTACAAGCAACGAATTGCCGTCTGGATTAACCTTTGCTGATATTGGGAAACTTACAGTGCTTTCTACAAATATGACATCCAACTTGCTAACATATCGGTCAAATAAAGGTAAAGACCCTATGGGATGTGATATGATAGCTAAGAAGTTACTTGTAACAGAACGGCAAGCATACAGATTTCTTTGCAAGATGATAAAAAAGGGGATAATACAAAAGGCTACACTAGAGATACGAGATGAAAAAAAGATACATTATTACATGAACCCTATTTATTTTTGTAATACGCAGTACATCAGTTATAATTTGTATATGCTCTTTAAAGATGATTTTGATTGTATCTTACCATTCTGGGTGAAACAACAATTTGCAGAAGTAGGAGGACGTATTGGCAAAACAGATAAGCGAGCAAGCGTTAGTTAGCTTAAAACGAGAAGAACTAAGACTAAACGCAATCAAACAAGAGATTCTAGCAGCACAGGATTACAGTTACTATGTAGTATATGCCAACGATGGTGAGTTTATCCATCACGACGACTATACATTTATGATATCTAATATGTTAAACACGATAGCACGCAGAGAAAGAAGGATTTTTGCGTGTATTTCTTTGCCTCCACGGCATGGAAAGTCGCTTGAGATAACAAAAACATTCCCAAGTTTCTACCATGGACTCAATCCTACCCACGAGGTCATGCTTTTATCTTATGCTGCCACGATGGCAGAGGAATACTCAAGAGATAACCTGGTAAAATTTGAAAAGTATGGTGCTAAATTGTTCAACATGAAACTTTCAAGACGGTCTCAAGCTGTTTCTGACTGGAAAGCAGAGGGAGTTTCTGGTGCAGTGCGTGCCCGTGGTATAGAAGGAGCAACTGTCGGGTTTGGAGCAGACCTTCTTATTATAGATGACCCGATAAAAGGAGCAGAACAAGCTGACTCGGTAGTTCAGATGCAACATTTGATAGATGCGTGGGAACAGAATATACAACCTAGACTTCATCCTGACTGTTCTGTCATAATAATACAGACAAGATGGAGAGAGAACGACCTGATTGGAGCTGTCCAGAAGTTATACAACTCTGAAAAGGGAGATGTCGCGTTCAATCAGTTTGATGACGTCTTGTTTTGGCGGTTGCCTTGCGAATGTGATTCAGAAGATGACCTTCTTGGCAGAAAAATTGGTGACCCTCTGTGGTCTAATAAGTTTGGCAAGGAATGGATAGCCTCAAAGAAGATAACGGTTGGAACTCGTACATGGAACGCTCAATATCAAGGAAGACCAAGCTCTGAAAAAGGTAATATGGTAAACTCTGCTGACTTTAAATACTATGACAGGGTACAAGATATAAGCTCTTTCCAACAGGTTATACAATCTTGGGATTGTACATTCAAAGGTATAGAAGGCAAAACAAAAAGGGAAGCTGATTTAATAGATTATGTTGTTGGAACTGTGTGGGGGAAGAGAGACGGTCAAGCGTATCTCCTACACGTTGTTAGAAGAAAGATGGGAATTGTTGAGACTATCAAGTCAATCGAAACGGTCTCTAAAATGTTTCCGACTGCCATTGCTAAGTATATAGAAGAAAAGGCAAACGGGTCAGCTGTTATTGACATGTTAAAGCACCGAGTTGGTGGCATGATTGCAAATAATCCGTCCAAGAGCAAGGTCGAGAGACTAAACGAGGTTTTGCCGTTTATAGAAGCTGGCAATGTTTGGATTCCACATCCAGATTTAAATCCACATACGGAAGATTTTCTTGAAGAGTTCAAGACATTCCCACTTGGAGAACATGATGATATTGTTGATAGTACAACTCAGGCATTGTCAAAACTGCAACTTGGTGTTATATTAAACTCAAGTTCCAATGGCATCTATGGGAATTATACCCCAACAGAGCTAGAGGATTTGGGTCTTAATAAATATAAAGTAACTAAACGAAATTTTAAAAGGAGGGTAATAGTATGAAAGAAGCGTATCTCTATTTGATATTTCTGCTTGTTGGATTTCTTATGGGATTTTTGCCGTCATGGTTCTCCACTAGAAAGACCAGCACTCGAAACTTCAAAAGAAAAGAGCAGTTAGAACCGAAATCATTGGTTATAAACTCAGGCAATCCACTACAGGCGACTAGACGAAAAGATTTAGATAAGAAGGTGACGATCAAATGAAAGAAAGAGAAGGATTCCTAGACTATTTTACAAAGAAAAACAACGCTGAAGGATATCACGCCCTCGCAAAAGAAGAGGTAATGTCAGAAGAAGAGATAAAGCTAACAGATGATATCTTAACAGTATTCCAAGACTCGTATCAGGAAAAGGTAGCAAGCGGATACTTTGATATGGTCAACAAAAACTGGGAATATTGGCTGACAGAAAAGACGGAGATAAGAAACGAGGTCACACCAATTTCCGATACCAACATACTACATGCGTATTGCGAATCGTTTGTATCTAACGGGTCTCTTAACAAGATAGACTCAATTGTAATGCCAACCTCCGTATCAGAGAAAAACTATGTCAATCCCGTTAGAATAGTGCTTGAACATATCAAGGAGAACAACTCTCCCGTTCATATGCAGTCTCTAGCATGGAGAGATATCTTTATGCAAGGAATGGCAGGATATCTTGTATTGTGGGACTCTAAGGCAGGGGAGAATGGACTTCCTATTATAACACCAGTTGATATGTCTAATGTATATGTCGACTCTGCAGTTAGTAATATAAGAGAACTGCACGATGGTAGATTCCTTATTTATGTTACAGTCAAGAGCATTGACGAGGCAAGAGAGAAATTTCCAGATGTGTGTGATGCGATTTCGCCAAACTATATACCTTCATGCATGAGAATGTCCGATGAGGAATATAACAAGTTCTCAAACTCTAATAGTATCTCAGATGTGTACATACATATGCACGTTTTTAAAAAGGAAGACGGCAAAATGAGGTATATCCAGCAATCTGCGTGTGGAGTTTTGTTTGAAGACTCGGTCAGAACTGATATACCACAGGACAGATATCCATTATTTGTATGTGCACCCATGATTAGCAGACAATCAAAATATCCAAAGACTATTGCCGAAACTCTTATCAACTCTCAAGATATCATAAACGATTTTGACGAACAACTTATCACAAATGCTCGTCTTACTGGCAATCCAGTCTTGATATATGAGACTGCTAGCGGATACAACCCAGAAAACAATACGAATGAGCCCGGAATCAGCATACCTGTCCACGACAAAAACGGTCTTGAGTGGATGATACCTCCTAGTATGCCAAATTATATTCTGCAAAGACGGTCAAACGCCTTTGAAGAAGCACAAGTTACATCTCGTATGCTCAATCAAATGATGGGCATGAGACAAAAAGGTGTTGATACTGCAACTGAAGCTATGGCACTACAACAAAATGGAATGACAAGCATTGATTCTGTCAGAGCTTTGAACGAAGAAACGTTGTCTGAAGCTTTTTCTTATGCTTTTGAACTTGTTAGAACCCATTGGAAGGGAGATGTAGCCTTTAGATTGACAGATGATGCAAGTGTTTTTGTATGGTTCAATGCACAAGACCTTGAAAAACTTCCAAAATACAAGCGAGCTAGCAAAGAGTTCCAGCGTGCTTTTGCTAAAAACAATCCAAAAGCAGAGCTTCCTACCGTTATGATGGATGAATCGTTGGATGGCAGCAAAACTGTAACCAATACCAAGTCTGCTAAGTTTGATATCAGAATAAAGATTGGTGCTGGACTTCCAGAGAACAAAGCATTTAGATATAACATAGTTAAAGAGAGTTATATCAATAAGTCTATTACAATAAGAGAGTACAGAAGATTCCTAAGAGACTATCTTGCAATGACTATAGACACTGAAGAAGAAGAACAGATAGTTCGCAAGCTAGAAGTAAGAGAACAACTCGAACTAGAAGCTCTAAAAGCTCAAGCTATGCAAGCACAACAAGGTGGAGTAGCTGGTGGAAATCAGTCTCCCGATGTTATGGGACTTGACAAACAAAACAAAGCAAATCCAGCCTTAATAGCAGGAGCAAACCCAGCTATCCAGAAAGGAGGAGCTAATAATGTTTAATGCTCATAATTTAAAGGAGTCGAAGAAGAATGTAACCGAAAGAGATGCCAGCACCATTGACAAATACATGGAACATCTCACAAAGGATACTTACTTTGAGAGTGAAGCTAGAAAGAAAAGCTCACAGGAAATGGTTGATAAGTATAAGGATTTCACTGTGTGCCCCAAGTGTGAAAAGCTTATGTCAGGAGATGGAGACTCTGCAACTTGTACACATTGCGGATACCACGGAGAAAGTGAGAACGTTGTTGACTACTTGGAGAAAGGAGGATACAGATGAAACTTACAGGAACAACACATTGTATCGTGTGCAAAAGAGCGATAACAAACAAAATGTATAAAGCTCCTAGACTTAGTGTAAAAGAGCTCTTGGACTACTTCGATATACAAGACAACAACTTTTATGGAGGACGAATAGAGTATGTATTATCCGCAACGTGCGATTGCGGTAGCAAGTATTATGTGCTTGGTTCTTCTCTTAATGGTAATTTTATACCAATAAATCTAGTGGTTTTAGATCTTGCTGAAGAGATAGCATTGGACATAGAAGTAGAACCCAAGGACAAGCCTCTACACGTTGGAGCTAACGTTGTTGAGGACGATACCACTATTGACAAAACTGGCAAAATGTGTTATGATACCCCCAAAGAAGATGAAGAAGTTATACTAGATGGAATGCTAAATTCATTAGCACAGGTAGACTTTGATGATTACAGCCAGCTTTATCAGTTTAGAAAAGATTATATGGGTAAGGCAGACAGAATCAAAAAAGCTCCAATGCTAGACGAGATACACAAATTCGTTGGTGACTTACGAAAAGAGTCATAATCGTGTCCCACACGTTAAAAGGAGATTAAAATGGCTAATGAAGAGTATGCAAAAATCTTAGAAGAAATCGAAGCAGAAGGCAACGAACCAGATGACACAAACACTGACACCAATGACGACACCAATACCAGTAGCCGAACCGTTCCTCTGGCTACTCTTTTGAAAGAAAGAGAAAAGAGACAGGCTTTGGAAAAAGAACTGGGTACGTACAAAAAGACACCAGAACAGACAAAGGGAGACTCGCAAGATTTTACCAAAATGTTCGCTGATTTAGAAGAAAGATTGTACGACAAAATAGTTAGCGGCAAGACTACAAAATCACTTCAAGACCAGATAAAAGAGATGTCTACTGATAGTAGATTCTTGGATATTTATGATATTGAAGATGAGGTCAAAAATCTAGCCACTAATAGTAAGCTAAGTGCCAGACAGGCTTATGCAGCACTCCGAGCAGACAAGTTGTTTGACGGAGATACTACACAAAATACTAATAACAGAACTGCCCCAGACAATGATGATGTTGTGGTAAAAGACATAAAAGCAGTATCGTCTAACCAAACCATTCGTCAATCTGGCAAAGACAAGGTGACACTCGCAGAGACGTCCTACAATGCTATGAGAGGTGCAGGATACTCAGATGAAGCCATTAAGGGAATAGTCAAAGGTATGGGCAACAACCTAAATACTGAAGGCATTTCCGTGTTTAGCGCAGAAGAGCTGGGAGACATGTTCGGGAAAGGAAAATAAATGAGAGTTGGAACATTCGATAACATAGTAGAAATACTTGTAAATGATACACAAACCATTTTAAAGGGTGATATCATCATCGTTTCTAGTGGTAAGGCTTCTCTTGGAGCAGACGGTACTTGTACCGACGGAGTTGTACTAGGAGTTGCAACACACGCTATAACGACAACTACTGCAACCGCAACAGACATCTTAAAAGTAGATGTTGATAAAAAAGGAATATATAGATTCGATTATGCTGGAACAACAAAGACTTCTTTGGCGGCAACGGATTTATATGACACAATATTTGATGTAAACGGAGCACACACAGTAGACCTTGACGATACAACAGGAGGTTGCTGCATCGTGGTCGATTACGACAATACCGCAGAAACTTGCGATGTCATACTAATAAATAGAGTAGCTAAATAAGAGAGGGAGGTAAATTATGCATACAACAGCGGAACTTGATGCTTTAATAGTATCAACACATATGAACATCTTGCACGACACTCTTAAAAATACTCCTTCGACTTACGCGAGAGTATTTAGAGTAATGGACATGAACAGAAAAACAGAATCTTTTCCACAGTTAGGTGGAACAGGTCTCTGGTCTCAAAACACTGAGGGTGCAGCATTCAATGAAAGCACTTTCTCAAAAGGCGACACAGTAACATTCACAGCTCTTAGGTTTGATAATTCCTATAAGGTAACTCACGAAATGGTTGAAGATGACCTTTATGGAGTTCTTCAGGGAATGGGAGTTGGAATGAACGGTCTTGCTACCGATGCTCCTACCAGTGCACAGCTCTTCGCAAGAGGACTTGTTGCAACTATAGATACGCTAGCAGCAAACGTAATAAATAATGGATTTGCTAATACTGGATTTGATGGAGTTGCTTTGTTCTCAAACAGTCATCCT